AACAGTAGATACAATACCTTTAGATGTAAGTACCGTAGGAATAACTGTAACTAAAACACAACCTGCATTACCTGTTCCTTTTACTACATTTTTTACTGGTGAATCCGAACAAGTTGCTTTAGATATAGGTGTTGCAAATAAAACAATTTCTCTTAGTGGTTTTATTAGCGATTCAGTTATTAAAAAAACTATTGCCGGAGTAGCAACATCAAGAACATTTACTGCCCATGAAGTTGCACAAATGATTGCTTCCGGTGTTGATGCGACAAGTTTTGCAAGAAACCAAGCCTTTTCCGAATTACTTATATTGATGCCTTCTTTTGTAGGAAATGACTATGCTACTAGAAATGGAGTTGATGTTAATGATAGAAGTACGGGAGTTTTAGTACCGTTAACATTTCATTCAAGGGGTTCTGCAAATAGTCTTGAAAATGAATTAGTTCCTATTCCTTTAGAGGGATTTCCTGAATCTTCAACTGATACTGGTTTGCTTGGGTTTGTTCGTAGTTTTACTTGTAATTTTGAAGCAGAATCCCATGACCTTTCCTTCTCATTAGAATTTGAATTAGCAAGAGTTTTTCCTTGAGGTGTTATTTTGTATAAAATTTTAACTGGAAAACAAAGGGGTTTAGTTTTTCCCGTTATGTGTAATGGTCATTTAAAGATTGATTATAGTGACAATGTTCCTAACTCTACATATGATTTAGGTTATGGTTTATTTTCACACGAAGATTCTTTTACGCTTGAAACTGTATTAACTCCTTTTGATGTAAATGGTGACGGACAAGCAACTGCAACAGAAGAGTTTAACGGAAAAGACAGACCAAGTGAAATAGTTGATGCGACTTGTGATTATACAACAAGTGCTAGAACTATCATTGATATGGATTCAACTGCTAAATTAAAGGTAGGTATGAGAGTTGTAAATGCTACAGATTTTGCAGAAGAAACTTTTATTAGTCAAATAACAAGTGCTACAAGAATAACTATTTCTAGAGACAGCGTAACATCTAGTAACCGAACAAACGCAAGAGTTTATTTTGTTAATCCAGCATCACAAAAAGTTATGCCTTCTCCACCAACTGTTAGTTTAAGTGCTGGAAGTTCAATTACTCAAACAAATTATCAATCTTCTAGGTATTTAACAAATGCAGCAAGAATTAGTCATGAAATGATGATATTTAGCAGTAATGGGTTAAGTCTTTCTTTATTAAATAATACAAACACTAATGTTAATCAACCTGCTGAATATAAATTAAAAGTAGCAATAACAATTGGAACAACTACTACAACATTAACAAGCAATAATATAATTACTGCTAATAGTGGTCGGCAATTTTTCTATAATGATGCTAGTGATAAAGTAGGTTTCGATTCTAACGGCTTATTACAATATAAAAAAATTGCTACTTTTGATAATTTTAATGGTAGTGATGCACATAGTCCTTTAGTAAATCAAATTAGTACAAATGGAACAAAAAAGGTTTCAGTCGGTGAAGTTGTTTATGTCAAAGATGGCTTTGACTTCGTTTCCTTGGGCCGTGTTACTGCTGTTAATGCAAGTAGTTTAGGGGTCACGGATGGCTCGCATACTGCTTCTATTAGTAGTACGACGACTGACTTATACCTCCCGATTGAGAGAGATGCAGCATACATAAACCAACAGTTTCACATAGGTTGTTCTTTCAACGCTTCAAATAAAAGCATAAATTTATTTTTGAATGGTAAAAAATTAAAACTATTTGATTCCGGCGGAAGTCAAACGAATGCAATTTCTGGAACAGGAACATTTTCCTTTGGGGCAAGTGATATTTATATTGGAGCAACAGGTGGTTCTGTTGGAGCCGGTAGTTCTACTACAAATAAACAATTTATGGGAGTTTTACATGAATTATCTGTTGTAAATAAACCAAGAAAATCATTCAGTATTAGAAATCTATTACCTAATTATGACGATACTTTACTTTACTTAAGATTTGAGGAGATAGACATATGACAAAAATAGTGGCTATTTCTAAAAACCCATCGGTTTTAACTTTATCTTGTACTACTGGTGGTAATACAACTTTGACTTTAGCAAATACTACTGTATTTAATCAGGTCTATGTTGGTATGTTAGTCACTGGCACTGGTATTCCTTCTTTAACAAGGATTACTGCTAAATCAACTGATGGTTCAAGACAAGTAACATTAAGTGCTTCTGCAACAGATTCGACTACTGCCGATAGAACTTTTGAAGAAGTAGCCTATAATTGCCCAACTAATCCTAAATTGAAAGTTATAGAAGCGGCTACCTTGAATCAAAACTTTACAGCCATTTACCCAAATATTCTTTCTACCCATTCTTCACCAACTTTTACTGCTTTAGGAGTTACTTCTTTAAATAGTGCGACTACCGCAAATGAAAGTGCATCAGTCACAGTTAGTTCAACTAGTGGCTTATTTGTAGGGCAATCAATACAAAGTACAGACTTAAGTTTTCCTGATAATACTGTAATAAGTCGCATACTTTCTTCTACTGTTCTTGTTGCAAGCAATCCCGCTACTTCTACTGGTACTAAGAACTTAAGGCTTGGGCAACAAATGTCTAATTTAGAAACAACAAGTGGTTTTAGAATAAAGTGTCATGATAATAACAATAGTACTGGTTTTGCTTTTAGTCCAACTCAAATAGGGCATGTTGAAAATATTACCGATAATTATTACTTTGTTTTAATTCACTCCGATGATTATAAAAAACACCACTTTGCTAGAATTACTGAAATTCATAGCGATGATTCAACGGGTGACTCTTTTGACTTTGAACCAAAATTAGGTAGTGAAATTCCTATTGGTACTAAGTTCAAACTTTATTCTTTTCCCATACCTACTTTTAATCACCCACATGCAATTTCGGCAGGAATAAGTCCTTCCTTAAGTGACTCTTTAATATGCTCAAGACCTTTATTTTATTTCTTTGATGAGTATTTAGATAAAAAAGGAGAACTCAACCACAATGAGAAATACGGCATTAAATTCAATACTGGGCTTGAGTCTGCTTCTGTAACACAGGATAGTTTTTTTACCACCATTCCTGAGTTTGGTACTAGTGTAGTAGATATTAGTAAGTTTTCTATGAATGTACAATTAATTGATAAGTTAAAAGACCAAGATGACCCATTAGTACATACTAGCAACGAAGGAGTAACTAATACTGCATTTAACCCATTTGATAGAGATTCATGTTTTGTGAATGCTAGAAGAGATTCCGAAGGAGAAGACGATGAATCACATGGGGCTATTTACACCGATTCAAGAACAGGAGCAGACTATACTGGGCCAAAAAGATATTTACACTATGATTTTTCTCCAACAATATCTAATTCAACAGAAAATACAATTGATTGCTTTATAGAAGAATCAATAGGAGATAGGGGTGGATATGGTGAAGTTAAAATTGTCGATAGTTCTAGAATGTTATCATCTAAAATACCGGAGTTTTCACCAATAAGAATAAGACATCAAGTGCATCGAGCAAATTTCTTTGATTGGATTGCTTTACCAGTTAAGATTACAGCAGTAAGTTCTCATCCAGAATATACAATTAAAACTGATTTTGATATTTCTTCTTTTATAAATGTTGGAGATGAAGTAAGAGTAGGAGAAAGAATACTAATTGTTAAAACAATAGACTCATTTTCTGCTTTTTCGCAGGATATAACATTTGAAGATTTTACAAGACTAGAAACAGAATCCGCATTCACAACTACGACATATGCTCTTACAGAAAATGATGTTATTTATAGAAGAGCATATAATCAAACAGATAAAACACTATTAACAGATTATCCAATAATAGATAATCGTAGTTCTGTTTTATATGTTGTTTTAGGTAATTCTAAATTAGAGTCACTTGAAGCAACTGTAACTTCCTCCGATGCTAAAAAGAAATTATTAACTCTTGATTTTAATAATTCTTCGTATAGTTTAACTAATCAATTGATTTATGCGTCGGGTAATTATACAATTGAGATAGAAAGATTAAATGGTGAAATAGAAAGCATAGAAAACTCAATAGAAAATGGAACTAATTTAATGACAATTGTTGCTAACAGCCAATCTAGAAAATTAATTTCAAATATAATTGATAAAAATGCTCTATTTTCAAAAGATATGATTTATTCTAGTGATAGTCCATACAATAAATTAACTACGCTATTAGATGATTCGGATAACGGAGTACAAGCGGTGATTACTTATGATTTAGGAAGTAAAACTATTGCTTTAAAAACAGCAGCAGATATTTCTGTAGCAGCAACAGTTTCAATACCGGCAGGAACATCCTTGTTTGGGGAATACAATAATGGAATGATGAGTTATATTGGTAGAACAACTACCGCTACATCAGGTGCAAATACAGTAGTTTTAGAAGACTTTCCTAGAGCAGAAGGAACTATGACTCTTTACAAATCATCTACAAAAAATTATATATTCAATAAAGCCCTTGCTTCTAATTCATTAGTTGAGTCGGTTTCTAGTTTAGATGGAGTATCGAATAAAGGACTATATTTTGACAGTGGGACTATTATTGCTCATTCCGGTGCAGGTACAGGAACGACTATAGATGGTCAAGAAAGTAGTAATTTAGTTGGAACATCCATTTCTAGTGATTCCGAAGCAAGAGGCTACTATTTAAGTTCTGCAACTAAAATGAAAAGTGATTCAGCATTTCAAGCAAGGTTAGATAATAATGCACATGATAGTTTTTCAACTTTTGAAACAATAAATACACTAATAGATTTTACAGTAATAGGTATTAAGCGTGGTGAATTTGATACTACAGTTTTAGTTGCTCCTTATGTACCATTAACTTTAGGTAGAGTTGATATAAACTATGCAAATCAGTTAGATACTCTTTTAACGGGAAGAAATAGATTTTTTAAATGTGCTGCTGTTTCTTCCGAACAAAACTTTTTACAAGATGTTGCGTCAAGCGGAACTGCTTTAGGTACATTAACTTCACCTAGAGAACAGTATGGGAAATCTATCTATGTTGCAGGTACTTTTGTTGGTTTCTTTGTTGGTTCGGAACACGACGGTACAAATCAAAAAATTTACTTAGATAGAAATGTTAATAATATTGCAGTAAATTCAGTAGTTGAAACATTAGATTTTGGTGAGCGAACCAATTCTGGGAGTTCTAAACAAAATTATGAATTGAATTTCTTAAATGGCGGTCATTTACATACAGGAAAAATGGTTGGTTTATTACATCCTACAATTGGTGCTACTAATTCTGCTACTTCTACAACTGTTCCCGACAACACACTAAGTCTCTTCGATTATCCATTAGCATATAATTCAGATTTAGCGAGAACTTCTTATGCACATAAGTTTGGTAGTCCTTATTATAGATTAATGAACATAGAAAAAGGTAATTTTAACTTAGTTAATTCTAGTATTACTGGCTACACAAGTTCGGAAGAATTTAATTTCTACGGAGAAAAACTAAGCAAAGTTAAATATTATTCTACAGCATATAGATTTAATCCGGGTTTTTATATTGATGGAGTATTAGAAGATAATATTATAGGAACTGATATTACCTGCCCTGATTTTCAAGGTTCAATAGGACATAGTTTAATAGAATCGAGAGGTTTTGAATCACCAACTGGTTCTAGATTCCTTAATCAACTTAGATTTAGCGCAAATACTTATCCCTATACAAACAGTTTCTATATTCCCTCTAATCCAACTCTTTATAATTCTACACCTTTAGGAAGAAGTCCATACATAGCACAAGATGTTCTAGACAATAAAGACCCAAAAGCATCAAGAATGTTCTTGTTTTCTAATTGCGATTTACTACCTTATTCTGGAAGTAGAATAGATAGTTTATTTAATCCTAATAATACTAGAGATTTGACTAAGTATAGTATAATGTTTATGGATGAAAATTTATTAGTAGATTCTGCCGACACTAAAACTAATGTTCTTGGAGAAACAAAAAGAATCACTTCTAAAGATTCAGCATATTCTTTTGGTGCAATAAAATCATCAAGCAAATCTGTAGGTTCAGCAAACCCTACATTTAAAAACTTTTCAATAATGAGACTAACAGAAGTTGTTTTTGATTTTTGCTTTAATCAATTCGACCCAGAAAATCCACCAAGTAAAAATAGAGTAGTTCCTTCATTTCAATATACAATGCATGGAAAGAGCGCAGTATTAGATGCTTCTACTAATGCCATATATGCTCGTTCTATACCTTCTTCAAAAGTAATTAGATGTAGTGGAAATCCAGTTGTTTCTGCTAATGATGTTATTGTTGATTCCGCAGGTAAATTTATGGGAGTTGTTGCTAGTGTCTCAACTACTGATATTACTTGTGATGAGGATATATTTAAAACAATACATGATGGTAGCGGTGGAGCAGATTATTATGTTGCTGCAAGTGGAACAGGTACGCCATTATTTATCATACCAGCAGTAAGATTAACAAATGCAGATAGTGGGTATGGGCCAATTAAAGGCCATGGAAAACAAGATACTTTTATTAATTTTGATGACGACATACATTTGCTTAAAAGTGCAATTATGACAGATACTACTTCAAGTAAGTATGGGAAATCCGGTAGTGATTTTCATACTAAATATAGCAGTAATACTCTAGCAGGAACAATAAATGCAAGTGCAAGACAACCTAATTTATGGTTGCCTATTGATATTGATTCGGATTCTGCTGCTGTAAAATTAGCAGGTAGTGGACAACCTTCTTTAGTATTAAATACTTTTAGAAACGGATTCACTGAATTATTACAAACAAGTAATGGATTTGGAACAAGTAGCACTCTATTAGGAGAAAGGCTATATAGACACCATATGCCAATAATTTTTGATAGATTTAATATCGAAGAAGGAACAACTGCTAATGCAGATATTGGAATGTGCTGCCCAAGAGTTCTAGGAATGAGTTTAAGAACAGTAGAAGACCAATTTGGAATATACGGTATTTCTTTAGATGGAGACTATGCTAGTAGAAAAGACACCGGAACTTCTAGAACAAATGAATCTACTGATGCAGATGGTGTGATATTTGGCTTCAAAGCGTTAGTTAAAATAAATAGCGCACAAGATATATTATCTACTGACAAAGGGCCAAATAATACAACAATTGTCCGAATAGTATTAGGTTCCGAAAATTTCCCTTGGTTAGATATGGTGGATTTAACGGGTTGTTATTTAGCACCCGAAAATGGAAAATATATTGTAAATGATGAAGATAGCATATCTTTAGGTACTCACTCAGATGGAGAGAGTTTAAATGGTGTAACACCTGACAAGTTAATTTATGTTATGTCTCATGAAATAGATATAACAAACGCTACCCAAAATATTCATATTATTACATTAGATGATACTGTTGCTTCCGGAGATATTTTTTATAGAATACTTCAACCTAACCATACTTGTTTTTATGATTTTAGCCCTAATGATATAAAACTAAATGAACTTTCATCAAGGTACACAAAACAACCTTACAGTGAAAGAATGTATGATACTCCAAATAGTTATTTTGTTCAAGGAGGTTCCGGTAAAAGAACATTAGCAGGTGAAGGAGAAGCAGTTTTATCTATGTATGTAGTTGCTGACCCTAATGATGTTTCGACAGCAGACCATGTAGTAATAAGAACACCGGATAAATTAACAAATATCTGGAATCTAAATGACGATGGATTATCAAAAGAAACAATATGTATTGCAGATGGAGAAAATACTAATGTTACTGGAATTACATTTAGTAAAGACAGCACATCAATTGGTTATTATATGTCAATTGGTGAACAAAAAGAAATGTTAGGCATTCCTTCTGTTTCTGAAATTATAGAATTGAAAGTTGAAGGAAAAATACCTAACAGTGTTAAAAGAGCGACCATAGGTACAGGTGTTAGTATCTGTAGGGAAGCAGAAGACCTTATTGAAGAAATGCTTCAAGAAAATAATATTAATTTTTCTTTAACAAAGAATACAGTATATCCTTTCTTTTTAGCACCCGATTTTAAAGGAGTGAATCTATTTCAAGCAATCAGTTTTATCATGAGTAAAAAGAATAAAGTTTTGACGGAAGTAAATGGAGTTTTAACGATTGTTGATAAAACTAGCGTTGATAACTTTTCGGGAGTTAATATAAGTACTGAAAATACTAACATTGATGTTTTTAGAGTAGAAAAATTAAATACAATGTATAACTTTAGCAATAGCGTAACTGTTGTTGGTAATGAACACAAAAGCACAAAGAAAAACTTAAGAAGCATAAATAAAATAGGTGTAAAGTCTTTAAGAGAATATGATGCTCAATTAGTAACACAGGAAGAAGTTAATAAAAGAGCAAATGAACTGTTGAAACTACATGGTGAATTTAATTCTAAACTTAAAGTTGAAGTTGGGCATAAGGGATTAGGCCAATTAAAAGCAGGAGATATTGTGTCTTTAGAATTACCTAGAGAAAATATAAAGTTTGCAGAATATTTAGTATTGCAAATAACTCATACTATGAGAGGAATGTTAATTCTAGAGTTGGGTAGATATAGCAAACAGTTAGAAGATAGGTTTGCCGAAATACAAATAACTCAACAACAAGCATTAGCAGAAACAGCAGGAAATGTTCCTGATAAAATAGAATTAAATTTCTTAGATGATGTTAATTTAAAATTGATTAAGTTTGTTGCTCAAAAAAGAGCATCCACAGCAGGAACAAAACTAGGATTTAGCGGGGCTTTAAATACTGGAACCTTTACACTTGGGTTTGTAGGGGCTGGCACAACAACGACAGATTTATTGGAGGAAGAATTTTGATAACTGATAAAATGAAAGAATTGATTGCAACTCACATACAAGGCACATTAGTAAATAATGGTAAAATTGGAGTTGGTGGTAATTCAACATATTCTACACAAACTGCTTTAGATGTTGATTTGGGAACAACAGTTTCTTTAGCAGCAACTAAGTCGGATGAAAATACTATTGAGGTTCATTTAAGTATTTCTGGAAATGCTGCTGGAATGTCAAGTTCAGTTATTAGAGAAGCAGGAATATTTGATTCTTCGGGTAACTTATTGATTAGGCATAATTTTGATGGACTTGGCCCATTCGGAACAAGTGAAACACTAGAACTCTTTTTCTTTTTGGAGGTAGAATAAAATGGTTAATAATCCTTATTTTTACAGCACCCTTTCCGGTACGCCAACAACACAAATAACTGACTCAATAGATTTTCCTCATACTGGATTAGTAAAAGCATTAAGTCAAGCACTTAGAGGAAACTATGCAGTTAAGACCGCAAGTGATTTTAATATTACTTTCGCTGATGGTGGTAGTTTTACAACTATTGCTGTTACTGCCGGTAAAGTATATAGAGATGGTAAATTACATACAGTAGATGCTTTATCTGCAACTAACATGAATACTTCATATAATTCGGGAACTGGTGCAGTAGATATTACTCCAGTTTCTTCTGACATATATTTGTTTTTAGTTGCTATTGATGGTGGTGGAAGTAATGACACTATGGTATTAAGAGGTGTTAATACAACAATTAATGCTGTTCCTGCTTTTGTTGACGGTGATGTTCCTATCGCTTTGATTAAAGTTGTTGGGGGTTCTGCCGATGATGCTACTTCAACATCAACAAGAATGGTTCAATACTTTACAACAAGTAAAAAAGAGAATACATTAAGTGTAGGATATGATTCTTCGGGCTATACTGAAACTTTATCTATTGCTTCAAATAGTGGTGATACAGAAATTACTTCTGCTGTCTCAGATAAAGACATTATTTTTAAAGGAAATGATGGTGGTAGTGGAATAACTGCATTAACATTAGATATGTCCGAAGCAGGTAAAGCAACTTTTAATGATGCTATTGCTGCTACTGGTGCTAATTTTAGTGGTTTAACTGCAAGTAGGGCAGTTGTTACTGATGCTAGTAAAAACCTAGTTTCTTCTAATATTACTGCTGCGGAAATAAATATGCTTGACGATATCGGTACTGATACAATTGCTACACAATTAGCAACTAAAGCAACAAAATTAGCAAATACATTTACTAGCAAACAAACAATAGATTATGATGTCGATAGTGCTACTGCATCAACAGCAAATGTGCCTTTGCATATTGATTATGATAGAGTTGGTGGAGTTTCGAC